TCGTACCGCCCGCGACACCGCCTGAGCCCGAGACGACACGTAAAGCCTTGTCGTTCTGCGTGGTGAGTTTGGTCCAGCCGGTGGGCGCCGCAGCCTGATAGAACAGCATGGTGGTGCCAGAGGGGAATGCCGCTGCTACCGAAATAGCCGCAGTAACGAAGGCCGTCGTCGCAATGCTAGTGTCGTTGTCCCCCGGCGATGCCGTAGGAGCCTTAGGGTCGCCAGTGAACGTAGGGGACGCCAGAGGAGCATTAAGCGCTATCGCAGCGGACAACGCGGCATCCTGTGTATCCACGTAGGTCTTGTCAGCCTTCGGAGCTACCTGCGTGTCTGTGTAGGTCTTACCGGCCGCGTCCTGCGTATCCACGTAGGTCTTGTCAGCTTTCGGGGCAACCGAGGCGTCTACGTAGGTCACCGAGGCGCGTGAGGTGTCCGTGGGGTGGACGTGATCCTCATGGGCCCACTTGGCGCTCGTGCCAACAGTGGCCGTGCCGTCCATTGCGGGCGTCGCGGTACCGGCTGCCGCAGCGATTCCAGCTAAGACAGTAGCCAAGCTAGAGGCCGCGCTAGCTGCGCTTGCCGCTGCGCCCGAGGCGCTGGTTGCCGCAGCACTGGCGTTGGCCTGTGTTGCGTCCACGAGGGCTTGCAGCTGCACCAACAGCGGATCACTGGAGTTCAGGAAAGCGTAGATGCCGCCGCTGGGGTAGAACGAGCTAGGCGCCTGTGCGTTGCCGTCAGTAGGCTGCGTGTTGCTGTCGTTCTGCGTGGGGAAGCTGGCCGCGTAGTTAACTGCGGCGCCGTAGAACGAGCCGGGGGTGTTGGTCGCCCCGGTTGGATCGGCGGGCGCCGGGGCCGGGATGGCAGTGAAGATACCGCCAGACTGATAGAACGAGCTAGGAGCAGGAGCGTTGCCGTTCGTCGGAGCGCCGTCGTCGTTCTGTGTCGGGAAGTCGGTGGCGTAGTTAGGCGTGTCCGAGTAGAACGAGCTTTGCGTCATTTACCAGACCATGCCGTCAGACTGAGACCAGTCATTGTTGAACAGAAGCGCAGGGCGCACAGCGGCGTCTGCGGTCAACTCGTCGCCGTCGGCCATGTCCTGTAGGTTCTTGGTGATCTGGCTGTAGCGTGCCTCGAATACCTGGCTACGGTCGTCGTTGTAGTAGTCGGCCGCAGCGGAGAGGGCCCCGTACACCACAGCGTCCCAAGCGATCCTTGAGATGGTGTTGGTGTCGGTGGGGTTCACGAGGGGCGCAAATTCCGCGTAGTAGACGAGTTCGATAACAGAGCCCACAGCGGGCTGAGGACCAAGGACAAAGTAGCCACCGCGCCGAGCGAACACCCGGGGGATGTCGAGCAGCTGCGCGCGTACCATGGCTTCCTTTAGCTGGACACGCTGGAGCGGATAGTCGATGAGCCCTGAGTTGTCGCTGTCTACGTTGAGGTCGATGAGTTCAAGAAGGTCCGAAGGGATCACAAGGCCCAAGCTGGGATCGAAGGTGCTGGGGATCGTGTAGCGGACAATCTTCTCCATGAAGGGAACGCGAAGCTCGCGCTGCAACCTCATGATGGATTGGGTAATAAAGGTGGTCGCAAGCGCCGGATTGGCATTCAGGTCACTGCGGTTCATCAGCGCAAGGAATTGCGCGGTTAGCTGGCTGAGATTCACAGCGCTTGCGTCCTAATCAAATACGTTTCTGCGTGGCAATGAACCGGTCAAGCTCGCGCCGCTTCAGCATCGCCATCGTTTCGCGAATGGGTGCCGTCATAACGTCGAAGCCGTAGGTCGTGAGGAGGTCTTCCACGGCAGCGATTGGAATAGACGCGGCCAGATAGAAGTCATTGGCGCGCGTGTTGGTGCTAGCTAGCCGCCTGTCAGCTAAGTCAGCCAGAAAGCTGTCTGGAATTTCTTGGGTCTTGTTGACGTAGAGGTTCGAGCCGTCTGCGTCTTGGTCGAAGCTAACCAGCGGATTGATTAGCTGGGGCTCTTCGTAGAATGTTTCGTTAGACATAAAAAAAGTGAGGGGGCCCGCCGTCGCGGGGCACCCCTCGTATCCTCTAGAGTAAGGAAAAGGTTGGCTTAGAAGCCGGTGGTGGCGTTGTCGATCACCATGGCCGAAGCGGCGTAGTTCTTGTGCTTCAGCGAGAACTCACCGACGATCATCTGCTTCTCAGCGTCGCCGGACTTCGCCAGCGTCGTCCGGGTCCACGGACGCAGGGTGGCCTGAGACCACATCGCCGGTTCATAGATCAGCGTGTTCTTCGCCTTGATGAAGCGGTTGATCTCAACCTTCTGCTCACCGAACGGCGAGACATACAGGTTGACGGCGTTGACGATGTTGTTCGACTTCGGGTCCGTGAACGTCCGGTACCGACCGGCAGCCGACGCGAACGCAGCTACGACAATCGAGTTCGACGGAGTGACCTGAATGCGATCCGGGTCAGCGCCAGCGGTGAAGGCGTTCTGAAGGGCGATAAGCAGGCCGGCTTCGCTGAGGTTGGTAGCGGCGCCCATGTAGTTGATGTTGCCGCTTGCAACCTGCTGCTGGGCACCAGCCATGTTACGGGCGGTCGAGGACGAACCGGCATTCAGCACCTGAGCTGTGCCAACGAAGGCATTCTCAAGGTCGCGCTTCAGCGCAGCCGAGGTCTTGCTCATCTGATACGCCAGCTCTTTCGCGCGGCCATAGGCCAGCGACGCCTGCGTAGTCTCGGAGACCTTCACGGCTTCAACGAAGATTTGGGTCTGGTTGTTACGCATGACCGTGGGGGTCACGGTGATGTCGGACGGGTCCGCACCTTCAACAGCCGCAGCGCTAGTGCCGTTCACAGAGCGCAGCGAGTCTTCCTGCCACTGGAACAGCGGCTGGTGGATTTTCTCGGTGCCGATGCTCGACAGGAACGGGGTCTTGCGCGGGCTGATGTTGGTGATGATGTCGGAGATGTTCTCTTTGAGACCGACTTCCTGAAAGGTCTGATAGGTAGCCATAGTAAGTAAAGTGTCTTTCTGAAACTAATTAGTTAGTGCGAGATTTGTTAATCGCCGCCGAACAGCGACATGAAGGCGTCCTGAGTGGCTTCCATTGAGCCCCCGGCTTTCTTCTGGTTAGCTACGGCCTGCTTGCGGCCGACAGTGCGGTTGGTTTCCTGGCTAGGCGGTGACGAAGTGGTCGAGGCTTTCACAATCTTCTTTGGAGCCTTGTTGACCTTCTGCGTCACGACCTTCTGCGTCCCCTTGTGGAACTGCATGGCCATGTGGATCAGCTTGAATGCGGAGGGGTCGGTAAGACCGTCCACCATCTGCTGGTTAGCTCCCATAGAGACAGCGAACGAACGCATGTCGTTGTAGAGCTTCTGATCCCAACCCTTGATGTAGGCTGGCGACTTGTCGTCAGTGAGCGCTTGGATACAAGCCTTAGCTGCCTCAGCCTGTGTGGCCTGCTGCTGCGACTGTACCTCTTGCATAAAGCCGTCTAGCTGGCTTGTTAGGAACGTTTCGTTCTCAAACGCGGCCCTAGCTGCTTCTTGCAGGGCGCCAACGTCCTCTGCGGATACGCTGGGGTCCTTCATCAAGGATGCCCAATTGACGTTCCGATAGGGGTTAGCGGTCTCCTGCGCACGCTTCACCATCACGTCGAGTGCAGCGAGGCTCTTGGCCTGTGCAAGCTCAGCGGCTTTGGTGCGCTCAGCGACTTCTTGGGATTTCTTCGTCAGGCTGGCCTCTTGGCCAAACAGACGCTTGAGGTCTTTTACGGCAACCTCGTGCTCTTCCTCACCTACTTTGACCTTGACGTATGTTCCCTCATCGTCGGCGTACTTCTTCTTGTCCGCCTTGGTCTCTTCGGTTTCGCCTTCGGTCTCTTCGGCGTCTTCGGATGACGTTTCCGCGTCCTCAGTTTCACCATCGTTCTCGTCAGCGTCGGTATCAGCTTCCGTGTCCTCCGAGACTTCCGTCTCTTCGGTCTCGCCCTCTTTGCGCTCTTCTTCGGATGGCTTCTCAGCGTCCAAGAGCTTCAGAAAGGCATTAGTGCCATTGTCTTCAAAATCTTCAGTAACGTCCATAAGGATAGTTATCTCTGTCAGTCAGTAGGATGGTTTTCGAGAGCCTGCTGTTTAGCTAGCGTCTCGGCCGCCTCAGCAAATTTGCTCATGAGGCTCGTGAACTCGGTAAAGCCCGAGTAGGCAGCGTGGAGGCCCTCACGTTTCTTGGTCTCGTGGGGCAGTGTGGCGAGCATGTCGGCCGCCATCTGCTGGCCGAATAGCTGCATCAGCGCATTGAAGCGCTCGTCCCCGAGGAGTCCTTTGCAGAACTCCCCGAGGGTCATTACGGTGTCGTCGTTCAAGTGCTAGCTCTGTTTGCTGCCGAGGTATCCCAGCATCCGTTGGATCAGGCCACCTTGGTCCTGCTGCTGCGCCTGCTGAAGCGGGGCGCCACCAACGGACGTTGGGCCATAGGCGCCTTGGATGGAGCCGTTGGCATTGGTGCCGGGTGCGCCAGTGCCCGCGCCAAGGAGGTTCATCATGCTTGGGAGGATGCCTTGGTGGGAGCCCCAAGTACCGCTGCCTTGTGTGGGGACAGCGGCCTGCGCCCTAGCTGCGCCCGAGGGATCAATGAGCTGCCCCGTTGCTGGGTCGCGCATCATCGCCGCGTTGCGCTGGAAGAAGCTCATCTGGGGCTGCGCTGTGGGTACCGCAGGGCCCGGAGCCGGTGTGGCAGCAGCCTGTGTGTGCTGCGGGGGCATCTGAGCCATTGCCTGTTGAGGCGCCGACGGAGGCTGCATCCCGCCAAAGCGGTTAGCTACCTGCGCGTTGGGCGTCGGCTGCATACCTGGCTGTGCTTGGCTAGCCATAGGCGTAGGGTTGAACATACCGGGCCCGCCGAAGTCCATGGGGGCAAAGAGACCCGAGCCCGAACCTACGTTCGAGCCCGAGTTGCGCATGGTAGCGGCGGCCCTTTCCAGAGCCGCACGCAGTGCGTTCGTTTGGTCGTCTTGCATTTTATGCCTTAGCGTGCGCCTTCGTCTTCTGCGCTTGGATGGCTACCGTGCGGTCCTCGTGAGCGTTGTGGGCCTGAAGGGCTGTCTGGGCCTTCTGGAGCTGTAGCTCAGCCTCATCATGGATGATGCGGTGTGCCGTGTCGGCGTCCTGCCGGTTGTTGGTCCGGTCGTGGTCGAGAATCTTCATCGTCAGGTCGTGACGCTTCAGATCATTCTTCTGCTGACCTTCGATAACCAACCGCTGTTCCTTAGCCTGCGCACTCTGCGCGGTCATAACAGTTGCCTGTGCAGTGATCTGCTTGGCTTGAGCTTCCTGCATCTTGATCGGGTCAGGCTGCGGCTGCGGAGGCGGTGCATTCGGATTGAGGTATGCGGGCCAGCGCGTGAAGTTCTTCATCTTCGCGATGTCCGACAGCATCTGATAACGCTGTTGTGGGCCGAACATGTTGCCCAGCGCCGGGTCCTTAGCCAGCATCTGGTAACCCTGCCCAAGCTCAGCTGCCGCCATGTCCTTCTCGCCGTAGCCGAGGTGTTGGCTAACAGTGCAAGTCTTGCGGTCGGTCCACTGATGGACGTTGCACTTGAGCGGAGCACCGGCAACCTCAATGAACTCAGGCTGCTTGACGTGCAGGATGGCCAGCCGGATGACTTCGATCATCAGGGGCACAAGGAAGTTGTTGGCGAAGTTGCGGGCCATAATCTTAGCTCGCTGGCCACTCGCCTTCATCATGTTGTCCACCAGACCCTGAGAGTTCTGGGTACTGATGGCGTCCTTGTTGAGACCCTGAGACAGAGCGGAGATGCCCGTAGACTTCTCGTTCGAAGTGTCGAGCAGCTGGAGCGTCTGATAGATGTACGGGTTCAGGTTGGCCTGCGGGAGAGCCGCAACGCTATCCGGGCGCCGCACGTTCACGATGCCGCCGAGGCGGTTGTCGAGAAGCTCGCGCGGGTTCATCAGGCCACCATTGACGACCGCATAGCGCGGGTTCGTGGTGACGGCAGTGTGATCCAGCACGCCGCGCATAAGCACGGTCTTAGCGTTCTGCACGGGCACTACGCGGGCAGCGAAGTTGTCACCATAAAACGTACCATGAACCGGCAGCGGCACATAGACTACGAAGGGGGCCTTATCGATTTCCTGCGGCTCGTCTAGAAGCTTGTCGCCCGCCGTGCAGATTTTATAAAGGCGAACACCCTTCGACTTATCGATCCGCATACGAACGTAGTGTTCATACAGAACAAGATAGTCCATCTCAGTTTGGATAGGGCTATCATAGGTCTCTGCGGCCTTAGTCGGGCCCGTCCTAGCTAATACTTCCGGGGAGAACAGTAGCTCCTTTGCGTCGTCCGTGGGGAGCGACATAACGAGCTTCTTGTCATACCCCATGTCGATCAGATCAGCGCGGGTCTTTGGGGTTCGATGGGCACAATAAGATGCGTCCTCGACACAGCGGGCCAGCGGGTCAATCAGGAACTCTTCAGGCGCCAGCACGTCAATAGCGACGTAGCTACAGTCTTTCTTTCTGATCAGCGTGCCGCTGTACAGCCCAGTCTGAGGGTCCTGTGTAGCGTCGAACTCGTCTACATCGTCCTGTGCCGCGATGCCGTGCGCGGTCATTTCATCGATAGGGCCGAAAGATTCTTCTGTCGTCTCGAACTTCTCGGACCAATAGACCTTTGCCGTACCGGCGCGGGAAATGAGAGCGTTGTAGATTACGTCAGAGAAAACCTGATACCCCGGGTTCTTCCTCCAGATGCAGTAGGAGGCGTACTCGGTTGCAACCAGACAGTCCTGAACGTTCATTTGATTGTCGGGGTCGAACTTGGCGATATTGTCGCCAGTCGCGAACACCTCCAGCAACTGCGCCTGCTGCATCCGAACACTGTCGTACACGTCTTGCGAAACGAAGCTAGAAGAGCCTTCGGAGTTGCGCTTGGGCCACTCGCCGTTCAAATACCGATTTACCCGCTCGCGCTCGATGCTCAACTTCTCCTGAGCCCAACCCACCGCGTCACGGCTTTTGGAAAGCACTCGCGCTAAAATATCATCATCGCTAATGCGATCCGCAGCCATTATGTTTCTCTAAGTAATGTATAGCTTGTGCCAATGTGTGACTATTATCTCCGAATAGACCCAGCGCTACGTTGCACTTGTGGCACAACACGCCGCGCACTTTCCCTGTGGTGTGGCAGTGGTCTACGTTCCAGTCCCTGTTAGCTCCGGGGCTGTCGGCTGCGCATATGGCGCATTTGAAACCCTGCTTCTCGAACAGGGCGTCACGCTCAGCTACTGTGATGCCGTAGTTGCGCTGTAGTTGCTCGTCCGGGTGCTCAGCTCGCCACTTTTGCATGTATTGTTTGCGGCGAGCCTTGAAGGCCGGATCATTCTTACGCTTCTCGTAGCTGCGCCGATTAGCTTCGCTCTGTTTCTGCTTCTTTTCGTCGTCAGATTGCGTTGACGTAGAGTTCTTGGATGTTTTCAACGGGGGTCCATTTCCCCTCGCTGGCATACGCGGCTAACGCAAGCGCCATCACTGCGTCATCGTGGGCGCCACCTTCGGCTTCCATTTTGCCGCTCTCAGTGACCACAAAGGTCAACATTTCTTCGAGGGTATTCGTGTCGTTAATTTCAATTTCTTTGTTACGGTCGAAGGCGCGCAACTTGTCGATCATCAGCGGCTTCGTTTTCTCGGACGTGAAAACACCGAGGTTCAATGTCTCTTTATCGACTTCAACAGTCCCTTCGGTCACATCCAAATAGATGTTCGGGTACTGCTGGTCCCGCAGCTCAACACAGGTTACTAGCCCGTGATTGTTACGTTCTGGCACCAATAGCGCTTCGTTGAAATAGTACCCAAGTGCGACCAATATGTCAGCGAACACGTCGGGGTGTACTGTGCCGCGCCACACCGCTACTTGCCGTAGCTGGCTATCGAGCACCTGAGCTACGCTGGGGTCACTGGGGCGGCCCTTTACGCCGCTTCGCAAACCCATGCCAACGTCGGCGCCGATGGTGTACGTCTCTTTCTCGTCGCGCTCGCGGTAGACCTTAAGCTCACCACGGGGATGATCCCGCAGCTTGCGTAGCGGTAGTCGCTTTCCGGTATCGTGGTCATAGACCTCCTCAACAGCCATCTGCCTGATCGGCGTCTTTGGGGTCTTCAGCCGTTCAACAATGTAGTCAGGGTTGAATATTGGGCGACCGGTCGAGATGAAGGCTTCCTCGGGGGTCAGCGGATATTCCTGCTTGAACATGTCCGCGCCGTTGAGGGCAATCTTTCTCCTGCGCCACCATAGCTGCTCGTTGTCAACGTCGATGCCGTAGAGCCGCTTAGCTAGTTCAACTACAGCTTCCTCTTCAGGCACCCGCACGAAGTGAGCTGGCACGGTGGTGTCGCGGTAATCATCGCTCTCCACCCACGCGCTGAAGAACAGCTCGTAGCCACTCTCGCCACTCTTGGCGACTTTGTACTGCTCGTAGAACACGCCGGTCATGCCGTTAGCTGTGCTCTCAAGGAACGCAGCGGTACCGGGCTTGTCGGGCACGGCCTGAATGAGACCGTTGAAGTTGTTCTGTGCGAACGTGTCTGGCCAGAAGGCAACCTCGGACAAATGTACGGTAGTGAACGTTTCGCCGCGAGCAACGCCTTTGCCGCCCGCCGTAGCAACACGCAAACCACTGTCCAACTCAGAGAACACCAACTCGGTACGCGAAGAGTACTTCGTGGACGGCTGGACAACCTTCGGAACGTTGCTGTGAATGCGGTGGTACATGTCGAAGAGCGTCGTGGTGCTCTCGGCAACGTGGGCCATAACGAGACCCTTCTGGGCCTTGCGCTGGCTTAGCCAGAAGTACTGCCACGCGGAGATAACGGTGCTTAGTCCCTGCTGCCGGGCCTTCACAACCACGAAGCGGACCTTACCGGTGCGCTGCTGCTGATCGATGATCCGTTCAGCAAAACGCTTCTGGACGCGGTTTAGGAGCAGTGGCGCGATGGTGCCGTCTTTGGTTCTGATCTTGACGCAGTTCGCGCAGTAGAAGGTGAAATCGTCTCGGAGGCGCTTTCGCGTCTCAATCTGTTTCGGCGTCATCGCCATCAGTGGGGCTCCTGACCTCAGCGATCAGGTCGAGGAAGTCCTCTGCCTTCTCAACTCGCAGCTTGTGCTGCGCTTCCGGCTTCGTCTTGGTGTAGGCGAGCACGGTATTAATTGCTTTGATCTTTTCGGGGAGGGCAGTGGGGCCAACGGCGATCAGGAAAGCTTCGCGGAGCGCGATAACGGCTTTCTCTTCGTCGCTATCCGGCACAACCATTTCGGTGTGCGGCATGACGTTCGGCCTATCGATAACCTTCACGTCCATGTCGGATGGTGCTTGGTCTGTCTTCTTCATGTAATCCAAATATTTATCAGCAAGCTTGTGGGCGGCCCGCCAAAGCGGGATGGCCTTCTTCTTGCCACCTATTCCGAGCGGGATGCCCCAAGGCTTAACGGCCCAAGGATCATCCTTGCGCATTTGCTTGGTTCTGGCGTCCCGCTCTTTCATTCGAGCGCGGTGCTCTGGAGTAGCCCACTGCTCTTTAGTGAATTTATTGGTCATCGCGTCGAGGGCCCACATAGATACGGTTCACCTTGGCTGCCTGAAGCAGCGCATTGGGAATACCGTTTCGGCCAACTGCATTGCTGTATGCGGCAGAGTTGGCTGCCCTAGCTGCGTTGTTGCGCGCGGCAATCGAAGCGTTAACAGGTGCGTTCTGAAGCAGTGCATCCTGTACTCGCCGCGCGGTACCGAGGGTGCGGGCGTTCGATGCAGCCCGCAGGGCAGGACCCACAGTAGCTCCGAGTACATAACCAACCGGGCCTGCTGCGTGCCCGAATAGGGCCGCCGCCGCATGGTTCGCGATACCCCCGCCGCCGCCCGTGTAGTTACTGGCACGCCGCAGAAGGTTGGTGGCAAAGTCGCCCTGATTGAGCGTGCGGAGAAGGTCCATAGTATTCGCATCAGCGCCAAGCTGCCGCGACTTGACGCCGCCATTCTTCAGGAGCTTCTCAGTCTCCTGCCTCATCAGATTGCCAAAGTTAGCACCGGAGCCTTGACCTCCAGCCCTTAGCTGGGCGTTCTCGATGATGTTTCCGAACTGATCTGCGCCACTATAGGCACGCCAGTTACGGCCCGCCCGATTAAGCGCATCTACAGCGTCAATCGGGTTACCGCGAACAACGTCCTGAGAAGGGATGTTCTCAAGGTACTGGTTGAGCACACGTTGGGCCCTTCCGGCAGCCGCAGCTTCCTCAGTGGGCCTGAAGTTGGCGCCCACCTCCTTACCTGTCTCGCGGAGGCTCTTGCGGAAGTTATGCAAGTCCTCAATGGACACGGGGGCTTGGGGACCTGTGCCACCTACTGGGTTGGGTGCCTCAGCAAGGCGTCCAATGTCCGCAGTGGTTCGCGGGGCCTGCGCGGGTGAGAACCGGCTACGGGCGCCGTCAAGAGCCGCCTGCATGTCTCCGGCAAGGCCCTGTGTGGCCTGTGGGGAGATTGCGGTGTCTCGGATCAGAGGGTTTGCGTAGTCCGCATTGCTGAGGCCCTTCACCTGATTGGCATTGAGAAGCGGCTGCATGGCCTGTCGGCTCATTCTAGCTAGGGCAAGCGGAGCCGCAATGGAGCCTGCGAGGTTGCCACCAGCTTCCGCCAGGTGGCTACCGGTGGCGTCATAGGCAATCTGGCCACCTACGCCTCCAGCTACAGCAGCTAGCGGGCCCATGCCTGTCGCCATCATCGGAGCCTGCGCAGCTATAGCTTTCGTGTAGCGCCCCGGGGCGGTCTGCGGATCGTACTCAGCGTCTTTGTTGTAGTTGGCGCTGAAGTCGGTCGGGATGGTGGACTTTAGGGCCTCCGATCCCGGCAGGTGGTTGTAGAGAAACTGCGCGCCCGGGATGGCCTTCACATTGTCGATGACGGACTGCGGGGCTACGGAGTGCGCGAGGGACGCGGCGTCCCCGGGGAGACCGAGGAGCGTTGTTAGCCCTTTGCCGATACCGGCGTCCGCGCTTCGCATGATGTCGGAGGCGTAGCCGGGGCTTTCTTGGGGAGCCGACGAAGCTTTCAACGCCTGTAGCCCGCCGTCACTCATCTTGGAGTAATCGCCGGCCTTGAGCGCCAGCAAGTCGGCGTCGGAAAGTTTCGTCAGGTCCATTGTTATTTTAGTCCTCTACGCTTCAACTCAGCGTCGATAGCGTCGTGGTCAATCACAGGGGCGGAAGGTGTAGCTGCGTCTGGCTTAGCTGCGGTGCCGGGAAATTTCCCAGCCTTGAGGTCCGCAATCTTCTGCTGCAACGCCTCGTCCTTAGCCTTGAAGGCAGCTTCGGCTTTCACAATCTCAGGGTGGTCTTCGCCCACTGAGCCCTTTGCGCCGTCATACAGCTCATAGAAGCGGTCAGCGACCTGCTTGCGATAAGCCTCAAGCGCAGCCGCCTGAACTTCAGGTGCCGCCCGTGGCATATAGAGCTTGGCGTGGGTGTCTTGGCGCTCTGAGACGCCACCGTGCCCCCGGGTGAGGAACGACACGATTTCCTTAGAGGCTGTATCGGAGTTGCGGTCTGCGCTGGTCTGCTGGGCTTCCCGCGTCGTACCGCCGCGCATATCCTTGTATGCGTTGGCGATGGCAGCACCAGTCGAGTACCCGCCGCCACTGCTGTTACCGAGCGTAACGTAATCGTTGGCTACGTTCAGCAAGTGATCCATGACGGTCGGGGCCGAAATGAACTGACCGCCAGCGCCAGTCGGGCTCTTAGAGGCCATGCCCTTCAGGAACGCTTGGCGTTCGCCGTACTTGGTCATGTCGATGCCGATAGCGTTAGCCGCCTCGACCAGCTTAGCCGTCTTCGGCTGACGCATGGAATATTGGGACGGCTGGATGCCAGTTCCGGCCTTCCAAGCGTCCATCTGTTTCTTCTCGTCAGAGGTGAGGCTGTCGTACCGCTCTTGCCCCGTCAGGTTGGGATCGCCGCCGATTGGCGGGCCTGCTGTGGCAGGTGCGGTGTCACCGCCAGACACGGGCTTCCCTGTGTTCATGTCGAACATCTTGAACTGTGGGTTACCGTCCGCATCCTTATAGGGGACAACGTGGTAGTTGGGTTTGCCGCCGCCCGGGAGCGTAGCGAAGCTAACCTCGCCAGTATCCTTGTTGATCTTCACCAACTGGCCGTTGGGGCCCATCGTGTACTGGTAGTCGGTCTTGTTCTGCTCTTCGAGGCTCTTACCCAGCGCGTTTAGCTGTGCCGATTGGCCGGGATTGACGCCAGCTGAGAGCGCAGCAGCAGCACGCACCAGCCTAGCGCCGATGCCGTGCATCTTTGCCTTGGTCTCGTCGCTGGCTCCGAAGAGGTCGCCTAGGCCGAACCTGTTGTCCTGCTTGCCGCTGCCGTCGCTATTGCCACCGAAGGACAGCGTCCCGCTTTTGGTATTAGCTGCGCCAGCACCGTCACCACCACCTTCACCGTCATCGCCAGAGAAGGCCATAGCCTGATTTCCAGAGCCGGGGATTAAGCCCATAGCCTGATTGATGGCTGTAACGCCACCACCGCCCTGACCGAGATGCTTGTTGAACTTGTCTACGTACTGGTTTCCGGTGATGTAGCCATCACTGGAGCTGCCACCTTTCGCCAGAGGGCGGCCGGTGAACCACATGGACGCTGCGTCCTGGGGGTTGCCATGCTGCTGCACATAGCTGCCGAACTGTCCGTTAAAGACGGCATCCTGCGCTTCTTTGTTAGCTAGGAACTGCTGCGGGGTCAGTGCTTGGCCGTAGTGCTTCTGGGTCCATTCGGGGATGTTGTTACCCATGACCTGATACGCACCGTAAGCACGGTCGCCGCTCCGGGTAGCAGGCCCCGTGAGGCCATAGTTGCCGCCGGAGCTTTCGATGCTCTTGATGGCGTTCTGGTAATTGATTAGGTCAGTGGGGTCCATAATGTCGCCTTAGAGGAACGCGCCGAGCAGACCTACGCCGCTGCTGATGTTGCTGAGCAGGCCGGGGTCAGTCTGCGTGTTGCTCGTGCCCGTGCCCTGCGTCTGCGAGGTGCCGTTGGTGCTGGTCGTCTGGCCCCAGTTGGTGCCTCCGAACAGTTGCATGTAGGGCTGCAACGCCGCGTAAGCATTGCCTACGCTGTTGGTGTAGTTGCCCTGATTAATGTTGTTCGCAGTGCCCGTGTTGTTCAGGGCGCCGGAGTACGCATTCTGACCAGTGTTGACCGCAGAGTTACCTTGTGACGCCGCCGAGTTAGCTGCGGTTAGGTTTAGGCCGTTGTTGTTGTTCGCCTGCGTCTGCGCGAGGTTCAGGCCGTTGCCATACGCCTGCCCGTAGAGCGAGTTGTAGGTGTTCTGGGTGTTCTCAGCCAGCGAGCGCTGCACGAGGCCCTGAGCGATGCCGTTTCGCGAGCTGTCGGTGTTGTTACCAATAGCTGCGTTCTGCTGGATGCCGGGGAGCGTAACGTCGCGCACCTGCTCCATCGCCTGATTAGTGGCAGCGGCAGTCTGAGCACCGATGTTCTGGTTGTTGGCGTACTGAGTAGCTGCGTCGCTAATCGCCTGCGTGTTGTTCGTGTTGCCGGCGTTGTAGCTAGACAGCGCCCCGAGGCCCGAGGTGGCCGCGTTGGTGCCGCTGTTCGACAGGCTGACGCCGTTGTTAGACAGCGCAGCATTGCCGTTGAGGTTCGCAGAGGTACCGTTGGGCGCAGCTACCGACTGCGCATTCGACAGGGAGCTACCCGCCTGATTGAAGGCGTTGGTGAGCGCTGATACCTGGGGCTGCCAACCGGGAGCCGAGGAGGCCGTGTTGGAATAGTTAGAGTTACTGTTCTGGGATTGGTTCGTAGTGCTGCTGGGGCCGGGCATAGTTAATCCAAATGGGCCTCATGTCCCCGTCGTTGCACGGGGCCGCGTCAATGAGCGGGACGAAGCCGAAGTAGCTGATGAACTTTTCCCATCGGGCATCAGGCACCAGCGGGTAAGCGAATATGTTGTGGGGTACAGTTGTCCGAAATTTGTACCAGTTTTTCTGACACTCTCGGAGAATGCACGGCGACCACCGCGCCAAGTGGGCGTGGATGATGAGCATAGTCGCCCCGTCGCAGGGTCGCCGCATCTCTTCTAGCTCACACACTGCGTACTCGTTCTCGAATACCTTGTGGTAAGCTACGTGCTCAAAGTCCTCCGGCAACAAGGCGGGCCTCTAACTTACGGATAGCTGCGTTGAGCGTCGCTACCGCGTTTGAGATGGCAGCCAGTTGCTGCTGAAGGTACAGCTGGTCCCCACCGAGCGTAGGTTGCGGTGGCGGAACATAGGTGACAAGTTTAGCTGGCGTCTTATCGACCATTAACGTCTTCCGGTAGTTTTAATATCGAGGTCTAACCCGGTCATCGTGAATGTTCGCCAATCAGACCAAAGGACCCTGATGGCCAACCAACGTCCCGCCGCGTTCACGTCGAGCTTGTAGTTCGTCACGCCGTCATAGGGCTGATAAGCCCCCCATGTTGGCGAGAGGTCGTTGGGGTTATCCGAGGCGCCTACAGCTATCTGAAGCATCTGCCCGCCCGACGTGTCCACACGAGCCTGCGGGTACACAGTGCTGATGTTCTTGTATTCACGCAGGGTGGCGTCCAGCTCGTCCAAGTCGATACCGACGCGCTCAAGTTTAACAGGTGCGGTGGCATTCACGGCTACGGGGTATGGAGCGACGGAACCTTGGCCCGCAAGGTCGTATGCGTACAGGGACGACACGAGGCCGTAGGGAGTATTGGTATCACCAATCGCCACAACGATACGCTTACCGCCGTCTTCCTGATCCTGATACGAACCGCCCATGGTAGCGTAGGAGGTGGTAACAGTGTCGTAGGTCAGGATATTCGAGACAGGGCCGTTATCGGTGTTGAAGATAGACGGGAGGTCGTCAAACGTCCACGTCTGGGTGGTCATGTTGTAGACAGCTTGCCGATTACACCCGTTGACGCCTTGGTAGTGGACGAGAGGGTCGCCAGACACGTAGCCGAAATAGATTTCATTGAGCCGTGGGTTATACTGGACCCAGCATCTATTCGACTTCGTTTGATTGAGCGAACTAAAGATGTAGTCACGGACAGCCGTGTCGCACAGGCTTTGCTCTGAGATGCCGTCATGGACCCAGATGTCATCAATGCCGAACACGTAGTTCTTGCCGTCAAGCTCAATGGAGCAGTTGGAGTTGATCGAGCCCTTCGCGTAGCTAAGTTTGGTGTAGCTATACACAAAGGTCGAGCCGTCGGCGTGCATACGCCAAGCCTCACGCTGACCGTAGATGATCAGGTCCTGCCCGAGCTGGCAGGCGTCCGTGATCTGCCCATCCATCGACTGGAGGATGTTTTCGGAGGCAAGCGTGGCAGGGTTGGTAATGTCCCAAGAGGCCGGGATGCTATCTGAACTGACCGGGGAGGAGGTCTTGACCATCGTGGGGAAGCTGGAGGCACCCTTGGTCACGTTCAGGGCCACGATGGCGCCTGCGCACTGTGCGATGACCTTTGCGCGCCAAGTGGGGTCCCACCTGTCAGGCGCGGAGCCGGTGGCGCTCAGGTCCGCGAAGCGAGACGCGGTTGTCAGGAGATACCACGGGGGCCGGTCGGCACGATTGACGTACACGACGTTGCCGATGGTGTAGCTGGTCCAGTTAGTTTCAGCTTGAGAGGCCGCATAGCCAGCGGGGCTGTAGAGCGTCTCTGTGCCGTTGCTGTAGAAGTAGACGTTACCGGACAGATAGCCGATGAACATCTCATTGTTGGTGTTGCCTATCCCCGCTGTGAACGAGTACCTAGGATCGGTCTCAGCTAGCGGGGATTTGACAGTGCGGAAGACAGGTGCCGGGGTGATCTTGTTGTTACGGAAACGAACGTTCACACCGTTCGACCATGTGCCCACCGGGAGGGCGTAGGGGTCTTGGTCAGTAATGACCCCGGCAGCCCCGAGGTTTCGGAGCTTCACAATGGGCATAGACAGTCCTTGGGGGATTTAGGGAGCAGGGGCTCCGGGAGGCGAAACGCCATCCCAATTCCACCAGACAGCTGCCAAGCGGCAGGTGCGGTAGATAGCCCGAGCAACTTCCTGCGGCAGCGTGACAATAATCATCACGCGCCTCAACCATCGCCACCTGTAGGTGGAGATGTGCGGAAGCTCGAAGTGGTTCAGGAAATTAATCATTACAATGCGCGAATACAGAAGAGAACAGTAGCTGACAGCGGGCGGGTCTCAGTGCCATCGGCGCTACCGTTCGAAGTCGTGAACGAGAAGGCGTGAGTGTGCCCTTGGCTCGCGCCGCTCGTGGTACCGCTGAAGGCGTGCGCGTGGTCGGTGTTGGTCGCTGCGATGGCGTTTGCGAAGCCCACACCAAACGAGCCGCCACCATACTCCGTACCGCCGCTGCCGCCGTGTACGAACGAGCTTCCGTTGGTGAAACTGTGCGTGTGCGAGGCGTTCTGGTTCATCGCGCCCGTACTGCCCGAGAAGGTGTGCGAGTGGTCAGCCGAGTTGTTACCGGTGTTGCCGGAGCCTGTGTGCGTGTGCGGAGCCGTCTGGGCAGCCTGCACAGTGCCTACAGCGCCCGCAGCTCCTGAGACCTCACGGTGACGGAGGAAGCGGCTGTTGAGCGGGGGGACGTTGAACGTCGTACTGCCGTCGCCTGCGCCCCACGTAGTACCGATTGCGTTGAACAGGGCCGCGTAGGTCGTGCGGGACACGGCTTGGCCATCACAGGCAAGGTATCCATTGGGGACAGCGGAGCCTGCGTAGAAGCCGAGGAAGCCAATATCGACAGAGCCTTGGCCGATCAAGCTACCGACTACAGCCTGTTGGCCAGTACCTTTGCGGTAGAAGCCAGCAGTAGCATCAGCAGCATAACCAATTGAGGGAGCAGAAGAGGTGCCATCAGGGGCAGTCAGATTGCCGCTAGTCAGCGAGCTGCCGACATCAGTGAGCAGAACCGACTTGATCAGCCGCAGATGATCGTCAGCTTGGTTGAGGCCATCCGAAGAGGCAGGGTTGGAGGCAACTAGACCCGAAATGTGGGTCGCAGTCTCTAAGGGCATCGTGGGTCCTAGGGTACATAGGGCCCAGAGGGGCCTTTAGGGGACAGTGGAAATGGGGGAGTGGGACAGGTAATTGCAAATTGCTAGCTACTAGCTACAAACTTCTGTCTCACATAGGTAACTAATGGTACCTAAAGGTCCCTCAGAGGTTTCTCTAAGGGGTGGTAATTTGCTACTACTTGGTATCCCTAGGGGCCATACGTTCCACGAGGGTACATTGGGTTCCCTAGGGTACTAGCTGTAGTACAGGGGTCTTTGAGAGGACATCGTGGCCCTCTTCTCTCTATACGTGAGCATGTTTGCGCTGTAAGTCATTGATATCATTGGAGAACAGGGGTAAAAAAGGGCCATTTGGGACCTGAGGGTTCCGTTGGGACCCTACGGTACTTCTGGCGAAGCACACCGCCCTGTTCAGCCGAGCAGAGGCCATGGGCTTTAGCCCTCGATTTTGGAACTGGGGGCCCCGAAAGGAGGGCCCGGGGGCCCCATGCCCGGCCGGAGTCCCTTTGGCTTCGCTGTGCCCCCCCGCCAGCTGCCCCCGCGCCATAGCTAACCCATTGATATCATTGGGCAACATGCGGATGCATTAACCGATAGGGGATAGCTAGGGATAGCCAGCCTATCAAGTGGTAGGGCCGATACGGTCATATAGTTGCACACTGGCCATGGTCGGCGTTTGGCAGAGCGTAGACAGATAGGCCCTAGCTGCCCCTAGGAAGCCCATAGAGCCCGATGCGCCTATGGCTAGCTAGTCGTGCCCCATGCTGCCTCATGGCCCCTAGCTGCCCTCGGCTGGCGGTTTCAACAGCTAGGCGCAATCCGGCTCGCAACTGTTGAAACCAATGGCCGCTATGCGCCCTTGGAATCCCTGTTATGCATTGTCCAGAAAGTATGCTTTGCGCAACGATTAGCTATTGCCAACTAGTGCTCGATAGTGTTCATAGGGGCAAGGCCGAACACACACACTGACTAACCGGAGCTAGACCAATGACAACAACGACCGACGATACCTTCCGCACCTATGAGACTGCGCTGGAACTCGGATGCGAGCGCGGCGACCTTCGCTTCTCCCTGATGGCGCAAGAGCGTAAGCACCCCGCTAAGCTCGCCTTGCGCAAATGGCTGTCAGCTAATGGCGTCCCCTCCACCTATGCCGCGCGCCTCTCATTCGCTGAGCTAGAGAACGCTTGGAACGATACCAGCGATGCCAGCCTCAATATCCTTCGCTTGTCACAAGGCGCTGCTACTAGCTCCGCTGCGCACGCTGCCCCCGCAACCCCTTCCACCGCAAACCCCTTTGAGGAACCAATGACCATTCATCCCCACACTACTGCGCACACTGCCCCTGCTAGCACAGCTAACCCGCTTGATGGCTTGATGGCCTACATCAATGCCAACATGGCAGGCGCTGTTAATGAGGACAGGGTGCGCGCTATCGTTGAGGAAGCCTTGTCCGGTGTTGCACCGCGAGCCATTGAAATCATCAGCGACATGGGCATGGTCCGCATTGAGGAACGGACCAACCCGGTATTTGATCGCGTGCTTAAGTTGATCGCTTGCGGCGAGAACGTGCTCATTGTTGGTCCGGCCGGTTGCGGCAAAACCCACCTTGTGGAGCAAGTAGCCAAGGCGCTTGACCGTCGGTTCGGAATGCTTTCGGGCAGCGCAGGGGCAAGCGAAAGCCAAATCATGGGTTGGTTGCTGCCTTCCGACAATGGCAAGTTTGCTTATCAGCCGTCCGAGTTCATTGAACTGTACGAAGGCGGAAACTCCATCTTCCTATTTGATGAATACGACGCTTTCGACGGCAACATGCTGCTTTGTGCTAACTCTGCCTTGGCCAATGGGCATATCACTGTGCCTCAGCGTCTTGGTAATCAGCGCGTCAACCGGGGTGCAAACGTTGGCATTGTGGCCACGGCGAACACTTACGGTACAGGTGCCGATCCTATCTATTCAGGCCGTAATCAGCTGGACGGCGCTACGCTTGATCGTTTCATCGTGGTTGAAATGACCTATGACGAAAAGCTCGAAACCGAAATGGCCATGATTGGCGGATTGTACCCGGAACAATTGGGACGCTTCCACAGGCTTCGCGACAAGGTAGCTCAGGCCGGTTTGTTGCGCGTTATCTCAACCCGCGCGCTGAAAAAGACGATTAGCAACATGCGTTGCGGGATGGATTTTGGCGCGGCATTGCAAGACTTAACCACGGGCTGGAGCGCGGACGAAAAGCAGCGGGTGGGCTTCTAATCGCGAAAAAGGGTTGCTTTGGGTATTGACTAGCTAGAGCAACCCTATATTCTCAAATCACCCAAACGGAGCTAGAGACCAATGACAACCCATTGCCCCAACTTCCTTGATGCACGCTATGGCACGTTGCGCGACTATATCGACGCAGCAAAGATTGCCCCGCGTTGCCGTGCCAATGAGAAGCTAACCGGAGATTGGGATAGGGGCGAAAGCCTAATGGCCGATTGGGCCGGAGCGGCTAACACTGCCGATGCAGCGGCTAAGCTTACCGCGCCTTATGAGGCAGGCTCTGCAATCATCAGCCGCATTGAGAAGGCAGCTGCTAGCATCACACTGCCCCCCAAGATGGACACGCGGCGCCGTAGGGTGCGTGGCGATCATGGGGATAGTCTAGACATTCATTCGGTCTATCGTGGACAGCTAGACCGCGCATGGGAACGTATGGGCAAGCGGCAAGTTACTGCCCCTCCTATGGTCTCGATTGTGATCAATTCAATCATTCAATCCGATCAAGACAAGACTGTCATCAGCTATCGCGGCGCGGTCGGTATCGTGCTCTGTCAGTTGCTGGAACGTTTTGGCTATCGCGTGCGCTTGGTAGTGGCACGCGGAGGGGAAGCTAGGACAGCATATGGCGATGACGAAAAGTTTAGCTGCCGCTCTACCATCAAAGACTATGGCAAGCCTCTAGACCGCGAAACGGTTGCTTGTGCCACCCACCCGGCAATGCAGCGCGTTATGGGCATCCGCTGGACGTGGGCCCATATGCACAGCGGGGGCACCATGTCAGGTTCGGGAGTTGGCGAGGCAGTCCGCGAGAAAGGCGAGATTTTTATCTCTAGCGAAGTCTACAACGAAGCGAGCGCAATCGCCAAGATCAAGTCTGTCATCAAAGAAATAACCAAATAGCTGCCAAATCGCATTAGCTGCCCCGTGGTAAGTTTCCCCGGGGTGGCCGCTACCCTACTAGCCTAGAACCGAAACCCTATTCAGTGACTCTCTAATCGCGAGGAAATGCCCAATGAAGCTATTCGCCGTTACCGTGCTCTACATCAAAACCGATGGTACCGATTGCTCTGCCGTGGCCATGGTTGGCGCCCCTAGCGCCCTTGAGGCTATCGACGCGGCAGCGGAAGGCGTGCGTGCGCTACCCCATTGCCGGGAGGTGCAGGGCGGCGCTTGTGAGGAGCTAGCTGACCTCGGCTCTAACGCGCGAGAGCCGCAGGCGCCAGCGGCAACCCATCCCACACACGCCACCGTCAACTAACCCCAACGCGCGAGGACTATACCGATGTGGAAACTTATCGCCCTCTGCCGAGGCTATCGTGCGGCATACGATGTGGAAGATGGTCGCCTAGTTGTTCATAACGAGCGCACAGGCCGCTGGTTTTATTCGTGGCGTGAAGCTGCGCTCTAACGCGCGAGGGATAACCCAATGAGCCGCCATACAATCACGTTTGAAGAAATGAGCGATTATCTAAATCAGGAGGTTTGGAGCATGGCCGCCTGTAGTTCTAGCGTCCGATCACACAAGAGGCTGGAAGCAAGCACCAAAGGAATGTTCCGCGTCACAGACGGCGGTGAAATCAAATATCAAGGGCCAAGCTTGGGTGCCGCCGTCGATGCCTACAACGAAACCCCTTAACCACCCCCAACGCGCTAGGGATAATTAGCTACAAATAGCTACACAAAGGCATTGATTATCCCCCGCAACCTAGTACACTAATCAAACCAAATCAGGACTAGACGACAATGCAACAGAGCAAAGCATACGTGATCAAGAACGCCACCCGGAACCTCAAGGCGACCATGGCCGCGCGGAAAGCCGAGTATGCCTTGTACCGCTACGGCAGCGCGGTGACGATGCCGTTCATTCCTAAGCCTGTAACCAAAATCGATTGGCGCGGTCGCGTCTATCGCTAGAGAGGAGCAAGCCCAATGGCTACCAAAGACAAGCTAAGCACAGCTTCAGCGGCACTACCGTCGAACGAGGCTATCTGGTCCGGCCGCAAGGTGGCCGTGCCCAAGGCGCCCAAGGTCAAGCGGGCACCCAAGACCCAAACGCCACAACGCGCGAGCAAGAGGGGGCGCAAATGACACATACACACTTATCTGCCGACATTGCGGACGCACTCCAAGATTTGAAGACACACCGGGAGGTTTGGCGGTCTGCACTTCTCAAACAGCAGACGCCGTTCGGCTCTGATGACGACGGTAGCTACTGGGCTCACGAACTTAAGGTTTTCGATCGGACGTTCTCCGCGCTCGAAAAGCTCGTGCTCAGTGAACCGCAGCAAGTCAAAGTGACGGAAGCGCTTGAGGAATGGCGTATGGCGCGACAGGACGTCTTTGACAACACCACGAAGATTTCCGAGGAAAACGTCGCGCGATGGAAGAGGCTTTCGGATGCTGAG